ACGATCAAAGATGCGGCTGTCAAAAATCCTTGACCTAAAGTTTCAGTAGCTTCACCTGCACTGATCTGAAAGGATTTTAATTGACCTTCAAAAGTTTGTGTTGATGCCTCTGCCGCCCCTGCATATTTATCAAGATTGATCAAAAGTTTTTCAAAGCCCATTGCTTCGGCCTCTGCGGCTGTAAAGCCAAGACCTAAATTACCTATTGCTTTAAAATTACCTACTGCCGCTTTTGTAATTGCATCTAAAACCTGAGTTAAGTCTGCACCTGTACCGGCTGAAATATCTAAAGATTTTTGAAGGAGATATTGTGAACTGTCAAGATCACCGGTTTGGTTGATCAATTGCCTTAGAGCCGGGACAAGCTCATCCTCAGTAACATTTGTTACTCTTTGTAAATTATCTATAAAATCTTTGACATTGGGCAAAAGACCCTCTGCACCAATAGTTTGTAAGGTTAGCCTTAATTGTTTATCTAACTTTTCTTGAGCCAAGGCCGCTTCAATAGAGTTTTTGCCAAGCTTGAGCAGACCAAAACCGGCGGCTATAGCACCGGCATAAAGACCGGCTTTTAAAGCCCGGCGACTTTTGGCTACTGTTCTATCAAAACCTTTTAATTCTTTTGTGGCGCGATCTAATCCCTTTTTATCAAACTTAGTTAAAAAATTGACTACTACATTCTGACTTAGTCCCATTTTTAACCTCTAAAGTTTTCGCCTAGATATTTTTTTAATACTCCATAAAGGTTAGCATGAACCTGTGAAGCCATCTCATAAGCGGCTCTATAAACAAGTCTAGGTTTTTCAGCTTTGCCTACCTTTGCAATAAACAAATTGCTTGCGTCTTTGTTGCGGCTGACTCTCCTAGTTTTACCTTTACTGCGTGCAGTGCCAAAGCCGGCTAACTCATAAATAATACCTGGGACAGATCTACTCTGTAGAGACAGGGCAGATACGCCAAACTCTGCGCCTTTAATGCGTTGCACTTTAGTTTTGGCCTCTGTGATAAAAATGCCTTTTACTACTTCATCTCTTGACCACTGCCATCTTGACTCATTTGTTTTGCCATAAGTCCTACCCCTATGAGTTGTATCAGTAGCCCAACCCCAAGCCGGTGGATAGTAAGGCTTGGTCTCACGCCACCCAGGAAATACTTGATTAGGTACAAAACTTTGAGCTTTACGCTGTACTGGTCTGACCGCTTTTTTTAATTCTTGTCTAAACTTTTTGGCTAGTTTTGCATCCATCTCTTTTAACCGGGCGTTTAGTGCATCAAAGTTTTTGATATAGATAGCATCATTTACTTTGAACTCAACCATTACTTACGCCTCATTGTCTTAGATTGTTGCGCTCTCTCTTGCAAGATTGCTTTGATGGCAAGATAGATTGCCGGATCAACCTCTAAAAGATCTTTAGGGCTGATACCTGTAGCCACCGACATAGATGCAATCTCCCATATCTGTCCATGCCGGTCTAGCCATTTTTTGGTTCATACAACAAATCAACATCTACATATTGGTTGATGTAATCGTCACCAAACTCTTTGTCTGTTTTACCTGCCGCTTTTTCAAGAGCGTGGGCAAACCACCAAAGATCTGACTCAAGTTGTAACTCACCCAACCTCTTACGCCATCCTGTTTTAAACTCAGCTTCAAAACCGACCTTTACAGATGGCGTAAGTTCATAAGTAACCTTTTTGCCGTCTTTCTTTGTTATTTCAATTTTGTGCATGTCCCACCTTTTCGTTATGCGCTAGTTGATTTACTTAAAGCTGTTACCGGAAGAGTCACGCTGGCTGTCATTGCTGAATCTGTTGATCCTGAAATTGGTGTCCACTGGGTAATCAAACAAGACATACTGTAACTTGGGTTCGTTGCGGAGACTGTACCGGTTACTGGTATTAACTTGATTGCAAGTTTAGTACCAATTGCATCCTCAAAAAGACTATTTACTGATGCGGCGGCAAAATCATTAAATACTTCCAGCGAAACTGAGCTGACCTCAATCCCACCAATCATATTCTGTACAGTGTCATTCATACTTGTTATAGTTACCGCTTCAACTTCTCTATTCAAACTGACTGTAGAGACATGATCGCTGATAGTGGTAGTACCAACAATCACTGCTACTTTGTTGCCCATAAATATTGCCATGGGGTTTATCCTTTCTTAACCTATTAGTTCTACTGAATACTGATAACTCAGGTAATCAATATTAGCGGATGTTATTGTGCCTGGAGATGCAGACACAACTCTTAAAGTTTGTACTGCACCGCTTAGTGTTTTATCAGCCTCAATTGCGGCTTTGATTGAGGTTGAACCGGATGACTGTAATAAACCATCCAATCTTGATTGCCCATCCTTCTCACTCATGCGACCTACCATGACAATGATGTTGCAGGTTGCAGAATCAAAGCCTCTGTTAAGTGTGTAGTCATAGTTCATAGACAATTGACCGATAACTGCAAAAGCATTATTGGTTGGCACATTTGTAGAGTCCGGCACATAATCCATAACACGCAAACCTGTGATACTAGTCAAAGCTGTTTTAAGGTTTGCCCTTACTGTACTTGGTACCATTAGGCTATAGGTATCTTTTTATAGGCTCTTACTATTTGTGCAACATCTCTACCTACCGGTGACATGCGGATAACGCCAAGATCTCCAAGACCTAAGACACCGCCCGGTGCATCTTTGCGTTTGTATAAATCTGCGGTCAGGGTCAAGGTGGCTACTGTTATGTCATCCGGCACGCTTGGCCAACCCCATTTAGCAGTTACTTGAACTCCAGGGCGCAAACCATTTTGTGTCAATCCTGGAAATATTGGCCATGACTCTGTGTTTGAAACCATTGTCAATTGAGTAAAGGGTCTGCCTAAAGCTGAGGCAGTCAGTGGATCCATGATGAAATCTGTATCTAAAGTTAAGGTCTTGCTATAAGTGCCATTGCCATTTTCATCTATTGCGACCACCAAACTTGTTGTGGTGGATATGTCATCTGTATAAACAAAGACATCTGAATAGGCTCTGTATCTTCTTGCAGATGCGGTTGAGTCTGCATAAAACCTGCGATTGGCAATGCGATCAATAGAGCGTGAAGCTGACTCAATAAGATCCTCTAAAAGATCATTGTCAGTGCTGTCAGAGATTGACAGGTAATTTTTTATTTGTGTGAGGGTTGCATAACCATTTGTTATAGCCATGACCGGTCTCCAAAATCTGTATTGCTCTGGGACATTAAGCAAACTCCATTTCTTAAACACCGGCCATAGTTAGGATCTAAGCCCCCTGGAAGGGTAGGGGGCTTAGAAGATTATGGTTAGAAGCTTGGTGTTGCCAAACCTGTACCATTGATTTGTGCAATTGCTTTTGAGTAACGCTCACCTGTAAAGGCTGACATTCCAAACAAAACAATGTTGATTGCAACTTTGCCGTTTGGTTCCTCAAAGGTCACATAGGTAGGGGCTGATGCCTCTTCCCATAGGTGACACTCATTTAGATCTACAACAAAGATTGTGTCTTGGTTTGTAGATGCACCCTTTGATGTGGAGATGTTAGCATCAACAATAATTGGCAAGCCAAGAAGTGAGTAGCCACTTGCACCATAAGTAGGTGTGCCGTTGCCAGTACCCATTGCATTAACTGGGTTATAGGCGTTTGGTACAACCAATGGGCGATTTTGTGAATCCACTCCGGCTAGGAAGAAGCCTAAGCGGCGTGGGTGCATGATGATCGCGTTTGGATTTACAAAGATGTTACTTTGTACTTGTTGAATTGCATCTGCAATCTTTGGATATACACCGGCAACTGTTCCTGTTGTAGCTGTGTATGTAATCAAGATACCGCTAGTCATGCTGGCCAAACCTAGAGGCTGACCGCTTGATCCTGAACCATTCAAGATAGCATCATCAAGTTTGGTGTGGTAGGCGCGGATTAAGTCACCTAAAACAATGCCTTCAATATTGTATCCGCGTAGTAATGCTTGCTTGGATACTGATTGTTGTCCGGCAATTGTCTGCACATCAACTGTCAGCGTGGTATCTGCCATGTCTTGAGATACTGCGGCTGTGTTTTGTGATGTTTGGTATGCCACTGTGGTACCAGTGTTAATCTTTGAGATCACTACTGACATACCTTGAGCTGGCAAAACATGTTTGCGTGCGGCATCTGCAAATGGGCGACCTGCGCGTGCCAAAGGTGCATAGAGATCTACTAGGTACTGTGGTACTACTAGACCTGCAAATGAGGATGTGCTAACTGCACGCTTCTCAATTGCCATCTCTCTTTGGTGGCGTTGGATGCGCTCTGTTGCATCACCATCTGTTTTAAATTGCGCTTTTAGCGCATCTGTTAGGAAATCGTAATCTCCGCGTACTGAGTAAGTAAGTTCTTCGCTTGCAACTGTAAAGCCGCCGGCGCGCACTTCTTTCTTGGTATCTGCCTTGACATCCACCTTTGCGGCCAACTCTGCGGCCTTTTGGTTGCGGATTTCAATATCAGACATCTGCTCAATTCTTTCATCCAACTTTTTGATTTCAAGGTTGAGTGCCTCTACATTGGCAAGCTCTACCTCTGTCAGATCGCGTACTTCTTCAGCCGCACGATCTAAGGTTGATTGAATAAGAGCAGTCTTTGATTCACGCTTCTCTCTTAGAGAAGCTAAAAATGCATTAGACATATTTCTCCTATAAATTAGTTTTTGGTGAGAAGGTGTGACACGCTATAAAAGGGTCAGGTGTTCTACTGTTTGTATTATATCTCTTTTGTCAAAGTTTGTAATATAAACAATGCTGTGTTGTATCTAGGTGTGTCATCATCCTCATCATAATCCCGGTCTTGATTTACAATTTTTTCTGCCCAAGATTTACCGGCATCTCCACCCCATAATGCCCAAGCAATCCGGCCATTGCTAGGGTAGCCATCTTCTCCAGGGCTAAATCCCTCAGCTTGTTTATCTACTTCATGCCTTGCAAAAAAAGAGACCATGCGATTGACTGTCTCAAGTGGTAGATTCTTGCCACCGGCAATATCCCTTGCTCTTGCAATACCAATCTCTGTACCGCCTCTGCCAAACTCCCTACGCCAATCTAAACCTCTTTGTGCCTCTGTCCTCATTGCGGCTGTAGGTGTAAAACTCTCTGCTCTATTTTCATTTTGCGCTGCCCATCTGTTGCAATAATAATCTGCCTGTACATTAGCTTCCCAAAGATCACAGTAACCTTGTTCATAAAAATAACAGTTTGCACAATTGCGGCCTTGCGGAACATCATCACTTGATGCCGGTCTGTAATTAGATGGCAAGGCTCTGTTGCCATACTCTGCAATGTTGATTGCAGTCAATTGCTCTTCCGCTTGGGCTTTAGTTTTGTGGCAACCTAATAACTCATTGTTTGAGTCTTTTACGACTGCAAACCCTTCACAATCCGGGTGGTCACTTTTTATGCTGTATGGCATTTAAAATCTTCTTTGCTTCATCAGCTCTTGGTGTTAGTAATGGTTCACCCTCACGCACACCTGCAATTGCGGCCATATCGCCATACGCGCCAAAGGTGACAAGTGATACCTCTGCTAGATGAGCTTTGATTCTCTCCATAACACCATCAGGTCTTTTGCGGTTTTTAATAGGCATGAAGCCAATTGACAATTGATCTAGTGCGCCATCTTTGACAAGCTCTAAAGCTTCATCACCCTCTCTAGTTTTAGAGATCCTAAACTCTGCATAAAGACCTTCATCTGTCTCTCTAAGTAAAGTGGCTCTACCCAAAACATTATTCTCACCATGACCGCGTAACAATTTGACTCTATGAGGTGCGCGGATTACATCTGCAAAAACACCTTTTCTAAAGATCTCAGTCAGTGTGCCACTAATTCTTTGCTCTTTGTCATAAGGCACTGCAATGCCATAGATGGTGCGCCCATCACCACCGGCAAGGCGTAATTCAAACTCAACTGTGTATTGTCTGTTTTCTACTTCATTCTTCATATCCAGGCACCTCTACTTGATTTTGTGTTGTGGCAACTTCAACATCATTTTCACCCTCTTCATAATCCATGCCATCTAAGTTTTCTTTGTCTCTTACTTCATCAACTGTCAAAAAGCCATTGGCCAAAGCAATTGCATAAGCGTTGTATCTGTTTAGAGTATCTGTCTTTAACATAGACTCATATTTGAACTTAGCATACTGTCCACGCACTAAGAGATCTGAGAAGGCCGCCTCAATGCGCTCTGCTATTGGCTGGATGGAGAACTTGATGAGCTGTAGCGTTTCCTCTTCAACATTAGAATAAGTGCGGGATGAGTTTGGCGCACCTAAGTAGTAGGGTGGCAATCCTAAAATATTACTGGCCTCAGTTAGCCCGGCTGTTTGTGCCTCAACAAGCTGAGACTCTGCCGCGTTACTACTTAACACTTCAAAATCTGTAGATGCGTTCATAACTACCGGTGCGCGGTTGCGTGATGAATACATTGACATCCATGCAGTCTTTAACGCATCAGCTTCCTCTGATGAAAGATCAGGATTTTGTGACTTAATTACTGCGGTGGGATTTACGCCGCCATCAAAATACTTTGATGCATATTCACTTATTGCAATCTCTTTACCAAGAGCTTGTTTTGCAATTGCTAAGATACCTCTGCCAACTAAATCTCCAGGCATAGTAAAGTTTTTGATGTGTAAGATCTCTGACTTATCATAAGTCTTTTCATCAATCTTATAGATGATGCGGCCTTTGTCTCTACTAACTTGCACGCGATCAGCCGCTACCGGATAAATACTGTCAGGCAAACCATTAGCACCCGGCTCACCTAGCACTGCTAAGTAATTGCCATGCATAATTAAACTTGCCGCCATTGCAGAGATTGTTTCCATTCTTGTCTCTACTGGGTTTGGTCTTGCTAAGATTGCAGGTTTTGGTAAAACTTCTCTGTCATTACGATATGCGCAAAACTCTAACGCGCCAACTGCATCTGCAATTAAAGATACACCACGATATATTGCAGGTATGCCAAGTGCTGTTCTATCATCTACATAGGCACCTGCCCAATTACCCTCAAAGAATCTTCCAACCCGGCCAAGTGAATCTACATAACCTTGGGATGTATAAACAGTGCCAGGTTGTATTTGTCTCTTCAAGAGCTTGCCTAGCATTATTTACCTCTAATTTCCAAAGCAATGCCAAATGTAATTAAGAATGCGCCGCCTAATATTACCCCTAAAAGTAAATTAAATGATACGACACCTGCAATCAAGACACCTGCACCCAGTATCTGCAATATGGATGGTATGTATTTCATTAGTACATCTTACTCCTTGCCACCGGCTTATCCTCAGTCTTTGTGACTACTCCATAGCGTGCCAGTGTTACCGCTACTAAAGGCGTGATGTTTGTTGTACTTGATCTATTCCAAGCCCAAGAATCTCCAAGTGGTCTTTTGGTTGATCCTAAGATTGCGGTTCTAAGGTTTGGATCATCTATGTGACAAACTATCTTTGCTTGCACTGCATCATAAAAAGATCCACAGGCTCTTGCATAATCGCGTAGATGTATAGCCATTACACCTACCTCTTGTTTTTGTAACTCTAAAATAAGTGAGGCGGCAGGTGATCCGGTATCTATAACCACCTTGGTCTTATATTTCTTGCATAACTCAACAAGCTTAGGCAAGACCCAGGATGTACCCTCTTTGCACTCAATTAACTCTACCGGTGTGTAATCACGCACTAAGCCTGAGACTGCTATAGATGCTTTGTCTCTTTCCCTGGATATATCAACACCAAAGGTAACCTTGTCTCCCAGGATTATGTCTGTCCTAGCAAGTGAGTCCCACAGCTCTGTATTGATTACCTGGACTGCATCTTTAGCCGGCCAAACATTTAACCACTCTTTTGTAAAGATCTCCGGGCTGTTAGTTTGTGAGGCCTCTTTGACCGCCTCTAGTAAAACACCTTTTTCTTCATGCAAGGATGGGATTGCCTGATACCAAACTCTCTCATCCATATAATCAAAATCATCAGATAATGGTGACCACTCAAACCATGCTAGTTTGTTGGTTGGCTCTGCAATTTCTCTATGACCAAGTTCCCGGTAATGTTCAAGTAACTCAGACTCACCTGGTCTGCCAGCATTAGACATGATCCACAATTGACCATTGCGTTTTGTGGCCAGGGTGGGTTGCAAGTTCGCAATCAAAGATAATGGATGTGTAAGTGCCTCATCAATAACCATAAGATTTAAACTCAGACCGCGTGCGCCCTTGTCATTAGGTGTAACAATCCCATAGGTAGATCCATTGCGCATGTAGATCTTCTCATTGCCATTGGTCTTAGATACCCTGGCAACCCTCTTGCTAAATCTAGGTGACATCATAAAACTTAAAACATGCTCTTCCCATTTGACCTTTGCCATGTTCCTATCTTGAGCTGTATAGGCAACATGTCTTTTTGGTTGCAATAATTCAAAAGCGATCCTGGTTTCTATAAGTTTTGATTTACCGGATTGCCGGCTGACTTGAGCCGCTACTGTCCGGTACTTATACATGCCATCAGCATCTTTTTCTAAACCTACATCAGAGACATATTGTTGCCAGGCAAAAAGATCAAAGCCCAAGATTTGTGCTACTTGAGCCATCTTGTCACCATCTGTAGCAGATGAATCATCTCTAGCTGATGCCCACCTGGGTGGACACTTACTTAAAAATGTCATCTTGTTCCGGCAGACCACAGTAATCCCATATTTCTCTCAGCTCTCTTGAGATAGATGGAATGGTGTGTGTATTTTCTCCGGTTTTCTCTATGTAATCCCAAGCGCGTGATAGACCTAATAGCATCTCTTGTTTTACCCAGTCAATATCTTTGCGCCCCTTGAGCGCATTGATCATTGCCGCAGTGTGTACACCATGAAGCGGTGATTTACCACTTACGACTGTTTTTGATGGCTTTCCTTTTTTTGTTGCCATAAATCGCCCCCCTTGAGTAGTTGCAATGCGCACATGATGGTCTTAGACTCCCCACCCACAGTTCAGGTGTAGGGAAGGAATCTATAGGTGGATCATGGTCAATAGTCGTAGCTTGAGCCTTTTTACAATAAAAACATTGCGGCAAAGTAGCCAATATCAATTGCCGCAATCTTTTGTAATTCGCGCTGTATTTTCTTGTTTTTATGTTTTTCATAACAAAAGCGTTATATTTTTTGGCAAAAAAAACCTAGTTGCGGGGAGAGAGAATCGCGGAAC